TTGAAATGGCAATCCAATCAAAGCGTTCTCTACTCGAGCATAGCCTTTTATTCGTCTATCCTCTTTCATACCCATCATCCTAGCAACACGCATAGGAATATAAAAAACACCATCAACATTTATTGGTTTATCTGCTGGTGACCCCATAAGTACAGTATTCTTTACAGTAGCATTAAGAGTTCTCCTAAACATTCTAGCTGTATTTTCATCCTTCCAGGCTTTGGTATTGGCTAAATAAAAACCATTACTATTCTCAATAACATTATCTTTAACAAGCTGATCTATCTTTTTAGCATCGTCTAAGTCCATTCCATATCGTGATAAATATTCTAGTTCTAGATTAGATGCTCTTTTCTGTGCCATTTTTACAGAGTAATCAATAATAGTATGAGAGTGTGCCATAGATGACATATGCTTCATAATGCGTGTCATTGGACCTAATAGATTTAATTGAAAGAAAACATTCTTAGTTTTTGATACAATCCCATTATTAAAAACATTATTCATGCTATCTTCCATAAGACGCATATGCACATCGCCTTTTAGAATCTCCAGCATTTCTCCAGCAAGTCGTGCTTCATTAGCATTCATACGAACACGCTCATCATTTAAAACTCTAAATAACTGCTTAAACAAAGGCTTTAGTTCATTAGTCATCATGATTGCCGCGGCATCAGGAAGAGTAGAGAAACCAGCACTACCAAGATAGTTAAGAGTAGCAAGGTTCTTTAGTACATCAGCTATTCTATTACTGAGTGCTTCTGGATTCTGCAAGACAACACCAGCAACACGATCATAGCTATGCAAAAAATCTCTTCTAAGTTTATTTATATTATTTATATCCATTCCTTGTTTAGCTTCACGGAGAAGAATATTATTAGCAACAATCTCAGGATCAGCATGACCAAAGCTTTTTACAAACTCATGTTGTGCCGCTGTTCGATTCGTGTATGCCATCATAACTTGCACTGGATTCTGTATTATAAAATCTACAACCTCACTATTTGCTATCTCAATCTGTCTATGTTTAAAATGCTTAGACTTACCATACCCATAGAATATTGCATCATCAGCCATAGGATCGTCTTGTCCATAGAGTATCTTATTTATGGTAGCATCTATCTTAGATTCTATTTCTTTTTCTGATAGATTTACCAGCTGTCTTTCAAACTTAACATTACCTCGAGGTGTAGTTGTCTTAACAATATCATAGGCTTTTGTTTTAAAATGCTTTCTAAGTATCTCTTTAAAGTCTTCCATACGATCATTGATAGCTTGCTTATTCCAGAATCGAGGGAAAAACTTTTCTTTAAGAGTTGGCAATGGTACATCGCCTTCTTGTTTTTTAAGATTAGCTCTAACCTGATCTCTCTCGTCTTTTAGTTTTGCTATCTGATTTTTAAGTATGTTTCTTTCATTAGGTTTAATAGATGTATTATTATCTAACTCTTCAAATACTTCACTTATTTTATCATCAACTCTTGCAGATAATGGCTGTTTAATCTCTTCACCAGATTTTAATTTGATAGTTTTAGTTAAGTTATATTCCTTACCATAGTCATCAAGAACAGTAGATAATTGTCTATTTCTTGCAGATAGATTAGCCTCATTAGCAATTAGACCAGATGCTTGCAATCTATCATCCCATTTATCAAAGAATCCATTCCATGCTTGCACTGCTGCTTCTTCTATTTCATTAAGATTATCTGGTTGCAGTAAACTCTTTTTCCATGTTTCAGAAAGCCAATCATCATAACCTCTACGAAAGAATGTACCATAATCAAAAGATGCACCGAATGGTTTACCTTTACCTGATGCTTCTCCATACAAAGTCATAAGCTGGTCATGTACTGCTACCCACTCTCCTTCATATTCAGATGCCTTGATATAGACAGAATGAGGAGTTTTAACACCAACTTGGTTGCCCTCCATAGCAACACCGTGATCTCCCATTAGCCTAATAAAATCAAACTTTGTTTCTTGGCTTATACGTTTATTTTGTAGAGTTCTTTTGAATGGTGTAGTTATACCTTTATACAACCAGCTTCGTGTAAATAAATTTTCTTTTAGGCTATAGGCACTCTTAGGCGCACCTTTTTTAGTTTCGAGTGTGCGTAATGCATTTTCACCTTTCATATATTTAGAAAAGTCTTGAGTAACTTTAGTATCAAAAAAACCAAACTCTGTTTGCAAATATGCCTTTGCCTCAAACTCATTAGTTAGTCGTTGTACATCAGCATCAGAAAACCTATTCATATCTATCTTCAATCCTTCTGGATCAAATATTCTTATATCTCTATTACCTATTTGCAGTCTTTGTTCTGGTGATGTTAAGGCTATAGCATTATTCATCTCAGATATTTCTTGTTGAGTTTTTAAGAATGTGTTTGCTCTCATTGTACTTGGCACTGCCAACAAACCGCCCAAAGTAGAACCAATAGCAAAAGTAGTTCCCATATTTATTACTGACTCTGCTGGTGTAGAAGTAGGATCATAGATTTGTCTACCAGCCTCGAGCGGAGCTTGAATAACAGTAGCACCAGCTCCAACTCTAATTGCTGACTTAGCTATACCTAGAGTTGGGCCGCCAAAAGGCAAAGCAAATAAATTAATAGGATCAAATAGCTGGGTTGTAAATTGATTCATTAGTGAAGAGTTAGCAATAGTTTCTCGTGTTTGCTTCATATGATCTATTTGTGCTTTTAGATCATTCATGTGTTCTTTTGTTTTTGCATGTAGCAAATCATTTTTATACTGTTCATAGCCTTCAATATCATCCGCTGGTACATATTCTGGATCAGGTTGAATACGCGCATAACGACTGCGATTGTGCATTGCATTTATATAAGGTTGATATTGATAGGCAAGAGAAGCATTAAGAGTATCAAACCAAGAAGGACTCTGTGCTTGATCTGGAAATACTTGTTCAGTAAATCTTAGCTTTGGATCATAGCTATAAACTTTTTCATCTAATCTTCTCATTGATCTCTAATCTTTTGTAGTTCTCTTATTTTTGCTTCTGGTGACATTGGTGTACGCATAATTCTTTCAACCAGCTTAGATTTCTTGCTATCAAGAACACCTGGAGTCATAAGTTGTTGTTGAAGAAGTTCTAAAGATTCCATTTTATCTTGTTCTTCTTGTTTTCTTTCTTCTGTTTCAGCTGGTGTTTCTTTATTTAGATCAATAGATAAGAAGCTCTTATCATCTGGCTGAGTAATTGCTTCTGCTGGAATCACAATACCTTTTTCAAAGTTCTTAAACTTTGCATAATCTTTTAAAGATATACGAACAAAATCTCTTTCATTAGGACTAATCTCACGGATGTAAGGCACAAGCTCTCCGTTGTAGGATACATATAAAAGAAAAGATGTGCGTATCTTATTCTGCTCTCGAATCTCAAACTCTTCTTCATCAAGAGAAGTAATAGGTACAATAGAAGCATCATTCTCAGGAATAAGAAATCCCTTCAGTGCTTGTGATTCTGCTGTGACAGGACTAAGAGAAAAGAAGTTACCAACCTGTGTATCATCCCCACCAAAACCATTTGTTGTTCCGGCAATAAGATTTACCTTGCCATCAGTTAAAACAGTAACCTGATCTGCTGAAAACTTTTTAAAACCTTTTGCATATTCCTTATTACCACCAAAAAGAATCATAGGAGCAAAGCGTGTTAACTTCTCACCATCGCTGGCATTTATCATATGTGATTCAAGAATAAACCCATCACCACTACCAAAACTTTGCTTTAGTGTTTGTTCTATAAACTTACCAAAATCTTTTGTAGATTCGAATCCTCTGTTTGTAGATAGCTTTCTATATATATACATATCAAGAGCCGCACCATTTTGCTGAGTTAGCAATCGATAAGGTACAGTATTTCTACCACCAGTTTTTCTTGCAACAATCTCAAACATTAGAGAACGACCAGATTTACCTCCATACTTTTCTTCTTTTTGAAATATTTCAGTAATAGCATTATTAAGTCTTTCTCTATCATTTTGTAATTCAATAAACTTTTGATATGTAGAAAAAGCGTTCTCCTCACCATTTATTTCAATAGCCGCCTCAAGCTGTTTAATAAATGTAACCTCAGTATTTACAGAGTGATTAGCAAAAACATTCTTCTGAGCAACAGTATTAGTTTTTTCATCAAATGTTGTATCTTCAACAAAACCTTTTATAAATGTTCGATAAGCTGCAAATTGTTGAGAATTAATATTATTTCCAGCAACAAAAGCTTGCATTGATTTTCTTAAAGATTCTGGCATAGCATTTTGATTAATAACCAGTTGTGCTATGCGTGTTCGTGCATCAGCAAAATCTGGACTCGTTACAAAACTGGGATCAAAATATAGTCGAGGACGTTGCTCTTTAGGTAAGTTGGGAATATCTCCGAAAACATAATCATCTACATTTTCTCTTTGAGAATTTGTGCTATTACCCATCATAACAGCACCTTTACCTAATTGATTGTAATATGATTGAGTAGCCGCTTGTTTTTCTGTAATGCCTTTGTTTGAAGTAATATCATCAATAATATTTGCCATACTATTAGCAATACTTGCTCGAATAGATTTAGAATATTGTGAAGGCTGTATCTGTGGACCAAATGGATACATCTTTTCTACAACCTCTCTTGGTAAAGATGTAAAGTCTTCAAACTGCCTTAGTCTAGTAATCTCTGGTTGAGAAAAACCAGCTAAGTTTCTAACGTCAGTATCACCTAGATATCTTATTATTCTATTAGCTTTTACAAGGTTTACATTACCAGCAGTATCTTTTGTAGAGTTTATAAGCCTAGATGCAATTTCTGTTTCTGCTGATTTACGGAGATCTGCAATAACTCCGCTTACTTGTATTTGTGTTAAAGGAGAGTTCTTAGCTTCTATTGTCCTATCACCAACAGTTATCTTTTGCTTAGTAAGACCTTTACTGTATGTGTCATTAATAAATCTCTCGAGTATCTTACCGACCTCAACAGAATCATTAGCTATACTTATTTCTTTTTCAAATCGATCAGTAAAATCTGGTGTTAGTAATTCATTTTGAATAGCTTCATTGTTTTGTAATACTGTTTCTTGAAATGCTTCATCTATCTCTGATTCTTGAGCGGATATCAAAGAATTTCTATTAGATGCTACTACCTTTTGTTTTGTAACAGATCGCTCAAGATCAAGTATATCTCCATTGTTTTCCACAAAAGATAAAGCTTTTGATATACGTTTAACACCTTCTTCACCTAATTTTTCTTTGAGTTTATCTAGTCCTCGAAGTGTTTTATTTTTATTCGTAATAGCGCGCTGTAAATCATTTGCTAATAAAGGATCTGAATCAAGTAGTTGCTGGTGAAATCCCATAACAACACCCCGACCATAGTTTGACTTCCTAGTATTAGTATAACCATTACCATTTATTTTAAGTGCGCCATTAAACTGTAGATTAGTAGCAATATTTTTAGTTTCATTATGAGCAAGATCTTCTTTCATAACATTTTCAAAACCAGCAATATCGCTACCGAGATTAGCTATTCCTAACGCATAATCATTAGCATATGTTTTTTCTGCTTCTACTGACCAGTTCTCAGCGGATATTCTTTGCTGATTTATAAGTGAGTTTTTAACAATATTGCTTTTGACTGCCGCACCATATGCAGTTCCACCATCTAATATTGCATTACGATATTCTCCATCATAAGGCTGGGCTTGTGTTAAGAGAAAGTTAGAAAATTCTTCTTGAAATTTTGTTGGCTGAAATCGATATTTAGCTGATAGTTCTGCCGCTTTATTTACATAAGTATTTTTAGCAACTGTTGCAAAACGTCTTCTTATCTCACGCTCGATAGTTCTTTTGGCTATTGTTCCATAGCCTTTAGTAGAAAGAGATGTTCTAAGATCATTTAGAAGATTGACTGGTTGACCTTTTTCATCAATACCCATGATTTGATTATCAGGTAAATCAGCTACAAACTTTCTGCCTTTTTCTTCTGCTCGAACTGCGGCTTCTCTAAAAGCTGTATTAGATATACGCTCCATGCTATTTGATATATCAGCAAGACTATTTGCTACTGACATATCAGCACGAATGACACCTATTTGTTGATTTCTAAATCTTTGTTTCTGTCGTACTACCATTATAACTATCCTGTTTGTGTAGCCTTATATGATGCAGAGAATATAGTAGCCATAGCATTTAGGTTAGCCGCCCTCTCTGCGGCTCGACCAGCTCTTAAAGCACCAACACTTCTTAATCGTAACTGCTCACTAGCATATAATCCTTGTGCATCAATACGTCTAATATCTCTATCTGATATCTCTGTCTGTGCTTCATTAAAGGCTCTAACAGAATTATCATCATCTCTATTAAGAAAAGCAAAGGTAGCTCTATTAACATCTTCAGCCTGATCTAGTTCTGCTAGTAAATCATTATGTTGCTGGAGTGTATTAATCTCAGCTTGTCTACGTTCTTGCTCTAACTGTTGTGCTTCTGCTTCTTTCTGTCGGCGAATCTCACGACCTCTTTCAATAGTTGCCGCCGCACCAAATAAAGAACTTGCAAAACCTAATGCTGAAAAAATATCCATTAAAATGTAATCTCCGCTATAATTGAATTAACTTGTAATGATAATGGTGCAGATTGACTTACAGTTACTTGAGGATCTTTTGAAAATCCAAGTAATCTAAATTCTTTCTTACCAGTAATTGCTACTCGCGCTTGACTTAAATCATCTGTTACTTGTCTAATAATTAAGTTTTTATTGTTAACAGAACAAGACAAAGTATTACTTAAATCTACAATAACTTTATTTAGACTTCTTGGCTCACCAGATAATACTCCTTGTTGTGTGGCTGTATCAATAGGATTTGTTGTAAGTGTAACATCAAACTTAAATCCTATTTCTGCTGATGAAAGAGAATTGTCCACAGCCGATACATCGATGTTCCCACTAGCCACAGTAAACTGACCAAGATAATGAGTGCCACTGACCACATCGAGGACTGCACCGTTAGCAAAGTCAGAGCTGACGGAGAAGACTCCGTTACTACCAGAATATGTTTTAGCCATATCAGTATTAAAACTACTATCAAACTCACAGAGAATATATTTATTTGTATCACCACCTTTATCAAACTTAACTACAGCATACACCCTAGTATCAACTGTGCAAAGAGAATGAAAAGAACCTTGACTCGTAAACTGTGTCCAGCCATATCTTTGCTCTGCTCTATTAGAATTAAATATAGCTAGAGTACCATCAGCATCTACTAAGAAATAATAGCTTTCTGCTCTATCAATACCACCAGCTAGTGTAGTTGCTTGAATAGGATTTTTAATAAGATGTGAAGAAAGATTCGATATGGGTTGACCGGTATAGGCTTGCTGACCATCATCAAAAAGCATTTCTCGAACTATCTCTCCTGATCCTTGCACATACACTGTTGCACCATCATAAACAAAAGGCTTCACAAAAGAAGAACCAAAAGAAGTTTGTCTTTTGATTGTAGCATTTGTAGGGGTTGTAGGCTTTTCAACAAAAGCTGGCACAATAAATTCATCTGTAGTTGTGAAGGCTTGAAGATCTCTATTTGATACTAAATGTCGAATTGTATTTACTTCACCAATAGATGCACGAATATCTATAGAGTCATTATCTGCCGCTTCACCAGTATCAAAATTAAAAAACTCATTAGACTTACTAGCCCATAGTCCATCAGGTTGTGATATTGTACCTCCATACCACAGTCTATTTTGATGAAAAGTAACAGCTCCAGGGAAGCCTCTTAGTGTAGAATAAGATTGTTCTGACCAATTAGTAGCTGGTGCATGTGTTTCTAAGAAAGGTGTACCTCCACCCACAGTAGAATCATTAGCATTACCACCAGCTGTAAATGTAAAAGTATTATCATCTATAACTTCTGAAACAGTTCGAGAACCATTTAGATTACTGGCAGTTATACCCCCAACAGTATCAGCATTAGAGATAACAAAAGCATCACTAGCAGAAAATCCATGATTAACTAATGTTACTGTTACTGTCGCTACTCCATTATCTGTGCGAAAAGAATCTACCTTTAATTTTTTCTTTAATGTCGCTAAACAATTACCAGTTGCTTGTGTAGTGGATTGCACAGAAGTAATCTCTATTTCCTGACCATGATAACGAATAGTAGTTCCAACATGTTTGGAATCAGGAAAGTTGCCTCCAGATTGTGATCCAGTAGTATCCCAATATGCGGCACTTGTAGTTAGAGTAATACCATTACCAGAACTAGCTGACGGATCTAATGTAACACCAAGATCTTGGAACTGAAAGTATGGCTGGTATATTTTTGCTCCAGCAGATTGTGTGTCGAATGTTTTTGTTTCTACTTGAAACGATGTTAATCCAGTTCGTACAAGTTTTCTTACCATGAATGTTTGATGAGCAATAAACATTACATCACCAGATTGTGCGTATGTAACCTGATGTATATTTTCATTTGTAAAAGGTAGGGTTGCACTATTAGCATCTTGCGTAATTGTAGTTGCCAATGATACTGCATTATTAGTATCAATCTGAAATACTCTTATTTTTTGATGCTCTAAAGATACAATATATCTTTCATCATCAGAAAATATAAATGGAACTAATCTATGCTGTTGCACTTTACTATCATCAATAGTTGTATCAAATTCAAATATTTTAGATAATCCAGCGCGTTTTATTACACCGCCCTCTGCTCTTAAAAAAAAGTTTTCTACTTTCTGAGCAGAAGCATTATACACTCTAGTATCTGTTCTTGATATAAGACTAGGACTTAACTCACCATACTGAAAATTGGTAAGAGGTATTTTTGCTTTACGCATTAACTCCTCCTTGTTAGAGCAAATCTAGTCTGTGGTATTGTTCTTGTTGTTTGCTGTTGCGAATCTATATTTCTTGCTTTGAGCATAGCCTGATCTGCCATAGTTGTCATTAACTGCATCAATGTTGCATCTCGAGCTATAGATGTAGCAAAAGCAGATGCTAGTGCGTATTGCAGAGCTACAGTAAAATAACTTGGAAAGTTTTCTTCTGTTTGTCTGAATGTAAAATCAGCAATAACAATATCCTGAGAAGAAGTATCAGCATATACCATATCGCCATATATCTGATAACCTATCGGCAAATCATTAACTGTAACAGCATGTGTTATTAAATGATTGGATGGTAATTGATAAGCAAAATCATATCGACCAGTTGGTGCTTCTGTTAATCTATTTAACACTCGTTGGTCTGTTGCAAATCGCCATCTTGTATTAGATAAGGCACTACGGCAGATATCTTCATAAAGATTCGAAGCCACTAAAGATTCTGTTGTTCCATCGGTAAACGATGTAATAGGTTCAGCACCTATCAGAATCAAAGCACGACTAGAAATATCTATTGCGCTATCTGCCGCAGTTGAAGTCATTAGTCGCCGTCTGTTTCGGCAATAGCTGTACCATCAGATACATCTACTACACTACCAGTATTTGACAAAACAGTCACAAAATGTGTCGTAGGAGTGTTTGTATCAGCAACCATAATAACATCTCGAACAGCTAGCATGTTCGCGGCATCATTAAAATAACCAGCGGTATTTACAGTACCAATAGCGTCTGTAGTTGTGTAAGCCCACAAGTTAAGATTTGATGCACCAGCCAATCGAGATAATCCACTAGCACTATAAGCCATTTCAATACCTCCTATTAATTGTTATCTAAGACTTCATAGATACCATTGTCGTCAATAACAACAGCACCCATTGACATCATAGATGTTGCAAGATGTGATGCTCTTTCAGCGATATAGTTAATCTCTGTCTGAACATCAGAGTTAATACCTAATCCTATAGCAGATGTATGGTACGCCATATTCTTACCAGCTGTAATAGCGGCAGTTGAGAATATCTTGAAACCAAGAAATTCCTTCATGGACATTCCACCAGCAAAGGGTAGATTTTGCTCACCAACAAAGTCAGATGATGCAAACTCAGTTATATTAAACAAGTCAGCATATCCCTTTGGATGCATTGCAAGATACCTATTGCCATCTTCTGGAATATTAGCAGTACCAAATGTTTCAAATAATGAAAGCAAATCAGCTTTTTCAAGAGCTGAACTTGTATCATGTATTTGAGTTGAATTAGCACCACTATCCATAGCTGTGTATAGGAGTTCATCAGTTTTACGACCAAGTGCCGCCGCCGCCGAAGTTGCAACAGCTTGTCGCTCATTGATATTGATTTTTAACTCATCCAACTTGTCGATATATTCTGCGGCATAGAAGTCACTCATTGTCGCTTCAACAGTTGTATGCGCTAGTTCCATTGGAGTAACAAGACCATTTCTAGACTTGGTACTCGCAGTTCCAGTTCCAATCTTCTGAAAGCGTACAACACTTGCAGTCACATTGTTTGCCATACGCACAGTGTTCCTTAGTTTAGAACCCATACGCTGATAAGCAAGGTGAACTTCAGACTCGAACTGCTTGATAAAGGCTGTGTCAATAGTATTAGCCATTTAAGCACCTCATTAGTTAGAGTTTCAATTTACGATTCAGATTGTCCTGTGCATTTTTCAACAAAGTTGTCCGTAGTGGGCTTCTCTAATGCAGTACGGGTCTTTCACTTAATCTATTATTAGACTCAAATTTATTTAAATTGCAATAGAAAACTCTAACAAACTCATGATGATCTATGAAATATTGTTGATTTTCTACCTCAAAGCCTATCCATTTTAGCCATCTGATAGTTTTATGATGATCTATTGGTACATAATTTTCTACTACATCATAGTCAATAGACAAGAAACTAAGTATTAACTTAGAGTGTTTATAAAAAGATTTCCATATTTTATCTACATCATCAGTACCAAGAAACCATATCTTGCCAGTATGCATATACTTATCCATAGGTGTTATACCACACATAGCTATAGGTTTATTATTATGGCAAATAGTAAATCCTCTTGCTCCATCTTCTACAAAAGGAACATGAAGGGCTAACTTTGGTGATACCCCAACCAATGCACACTCTCTGATATCAGGTAGGCGCATATTATCGACAATAATATCAACATCAGAAATAACACATGGTCGAAACTCAAGGTTACCTCTTTTGATATAAGTCAATATTTTATTGGCTTTTTTACTTTTTTCTTTGTCATTTGTTATACATCTTTTTAAAACCGTCATCTACCATCCTAACAAAACCAGCGTCTCTTTGGCTAGGATTAAAATAACGAGGGTCGTTCATCATCTCTCGCAACTTGTCTTCTGTTAGAACAGCAGTGGGAGAAGATGATCCATTAACAGGAGTCTGCTTCATATTGTTCATAATTATTTCCATAGCTTTAATACCATTTGCTGTAGCACATAAACTATCTACAGCATCTCTAACTTCTTCTGGAAAGTTTTGCTGTACAAATAATCCAACAGCTTCAACACGATCTTCTGCATTATCACCTAACTGCTCCATCTCTGTTTCAGCATTATAGCCATCATCCATTGAATCTTTAAATGCTTCTATACCTTTTTGAAACTCTTCTTGAGAGAAGCCATTTTCATAAGAATGTTCAGCCCACCAGTTTAATAATTTATTATCTGCGGCTTGATCTAAATCGATAGACTCAGGCAATATATAATCATCAGAAGTAGCTGGTCTTTCGGAGAAAGCAGTTTCTTCCATTTCTTTCATTACAGCAGATCGTATATCTTCTTCTTTTTGTCCAATCTTAGCTTCAAGATTAGAGTAAGAATTAGCCATATCTTCTGGTGTTTTAAATTTTTCTGGTAACCAATTTGGTCTTTCATCTGCATACTCCTGAGGTACTTCTATTGTTTCATTAGTTGTTTGCTCAGTAGTTTCTGTTTGTTGTTCTTCACTCATTTGATTTCACCTTATGTCCATGTTGAATACGTCTTTCAATTAAGCCAACAATATATCGCTGACCTTCTGCATGTCGAAGAGTATCATTAGTTACAGCAGATCCATGCACTGCTTCTATTGTTACACTTCTTAAATACTTCAATACTTGTTTACCAGCTGGTGATGAAAACAGAGAAACAAAATTTAAAGATATTTGTTGTTCATCTTCTGTTCCTCTAGGGAATCCATCAAGACCACTGATATTAGCTTGCTTGTTCATTTTGCATTTGTCCTTGTTGCATTGTTGCTTGTCGTTGCTGTAGCTGTTGAGCAAACTCGATTATCTGTTTACGCTCTTCTAAATCTCTAATTAAATTATCTGGTACACCAAACTTTTTAGCAAGGTAAGTTGCTACTTGCTCAGAGTTGATGAGAATGTTTACAAGATCTGGTCCTAATCGTGTTTGTACGACTTCCAAGAATCTATTAACAGATGATATATCTTGGTTGGCTTGTGCTTGTGATAAAGGACTTACAGACCGTACTTTTACTTGTCTGCCATTCAACGTAGGTATCTCAATACGACCTTGCTTCTTTAAAATATAAACAACACGCTGTAGAACTGGTTGTACTAACTCAGCTTGCAATCTACCAAAAGCAGATCCAATACGTCTTGATAAATCTGCCATACGTTCTGCTATCTCTGTAGCACTAGCTGGTGTTCGATCTGGATTACCAAGCATATCATTATACAATGCTTTCTTAATATTATTTCTCATATCTGATAGAATTAACTGAGCAACATCAAATGATCCAGCCGCCTTTACTGGTTGTAAACCAGCAGAGTTTGGTGCTTTAGGTATTACAGTTCCAGGCACTAGATTAATTGTATCTGGATTAATAACACCATCATCATCCATTTGATAGACACCAGATATAGCCATCTGTGCATTTTCTAATATAAGTTCTATTGTTAGATTAGTAGTTTTGATTGCACTCAATGCACTAATAAGTGGACCTCGACCATAGACCGCACCGGGATCTTTGCTCCAGCGAAAGCATATAAATGGATTACTACCATTTCCTTTAAACTCTTCATACTTCAATAAACAGCGTGTACCCATATCAAAAATAATACAATAGAAAGCCTCTTCATTTACTTTCTCATAGTTTTTGCAAATGATTTCCAATATCTGTGTTCGACCATCAGGATTAGCCATCATTGCACCTTTTAGCCTGTCATCAATAGTAGCATCTGGATAAAGTATTTTTATATCAGAATACCTAATGTCCCTTTCCCTATATACATGATCGATATGATCGTCAGGACCAACATCCAAAACAACATGAGGTAAAGGCAAAGCAGTAAAGTTAACTGGATTAACAGCATCACCCTCTTCGACATGTAATACACCAGTACCGATTGCCAGATCCATAAATGATTCATGAACCTCTTGACCAAAATTAGAGTTTTGAAGAACCTCAAATACATAATCAGTTACTTCCTCTAAATCATTATCTATTTTTTCTCGAGCTTCTTTTGGTATCTCACTACCAGCCGTAAAGTCAGCCCATCGTGCAAAGTTAGGAACTAATCCAGCTTGCAATCGTGATGCAAACTCTTGAACACCAACAACAGCTGTTTCATCAAATATCTTATCATCTCTTCTTTCGCCAATAGATTGTGTAGCAAATGTCTGACGCATAGGCATTGCAAACTCATAGCACTCATCAAATAAACTCTCCCATCGTCTTCTGATAGTTTTTGCTCTTTCATACTTTTGAATAAAGCGTTCTATGAGTTCTTTATCTTGATCCACAATAGTTCCTAGAGTAATGGATTTCTATAACCTATGCCACCTCTTTGAGAAGTGTATAGTGCGCGTCTACCTCTACTACCTCTCATAACTCTTTGACCAGCTTTAGCACCAGTTTCAAATGTTAAGGATGTTGCTATAGGAGTTTCAGCTTGAATAGTATCTTCTTTCTCTTCTTGCCTACGTTCTATTTTTCTTTTGGTTTCTTCTTCTTTTTGAGCTTTCTGTTGCTCTTTTACTGGTTCGCTCACTGGTTCAGGAGCTGGACTACCACCGCCGCCAAAGCACATATTGACCTCCTATAATCTGTTCCAAAAAGAACCGCCTTTTCTATTAATAGGCGATCTTCTAAAAATATCAAAGCCTTTTCTTGCATTAAACGCTTTCACTGGTTTTTGACCAGCTATTAATGTTCTACCTTCTCCAGCTCCTAACATCATATATTGCAAGGCATCATGGATATGGGAGTACATATTTTTATCAGGTTTATCATCATATCTTTCTCCAGATACTTGCATACGTCTATAACAGTAGCCACCTTGAAAACCTTTGATTAGTGTAGGACATCTTCTATCAATTAGAAATGCTGGCAATCCTTCAGACATCTTTGTTAACTGAGAAGCAACAGACTCTAATCTTAGATCGACACTATTACTTGGAGCTGGCACTGCTTTCAGACCAGCACCCCTAAGAATCTGAAAAGGAGTTGATTCATCTGTCTGCGCTCTGAAATCACCAGCTGGATCACCATAAATATAAACATCAAGACCATTAAATCGTGTTGCTATTTCTTGTCGTAGTAACTCAGCAAAACGAACTACACCCATATCAACAGCTACAATCTCAGCTTGTACCAACCATCGACCTCGAACCTTCTGACCAAAAACAGCAGAAGGAGTCAAGCCAAAGTCAATACCAACGTATAAAGGTATGCCTACCGCTATAGGTATCTCCTCATCTGCTATATGTGTTTCTGAAACAAAGTCAGGATATACAGGCTTACCTTCCTGTATTAATCCTAATCGATTCATTACATATACATCTATCCAGTTTTTTGTCTTACCTTGAATTAGGTTTGGATAATAACTCTCTAAAATATTCTTTTTATTTTCTGCTTTTGTGTTGAGAGAATAAGAAGTAATTTCTTTGCGGTCATTTAATTTTTCTATCATAGCTGGGGGTTGAATAAAAAATTTCCAGTTATCAGGCTTTACCAACATCGCCGCTTGTTCTCGAGGTATGTGATCTGGTATAGGAACTTCTCCAGCCATAATAGCCCACCAATGATCTTCTTCTGGTGCGTTTGTATCACAGATAACACCAGACCAACTAGCACCACCCTCTCGCATACTTGGGAATCGACCAACACGCATGGTGCATGCATCAACTATACTCTTTGGAATCTCTCTTGCTTCATTAATCCAGATACCAGTAAGTTCGAGAGAAAGAAGTTTCTTTACATCTTCTGGTCTATCTAATGCTAAAAAAATTACCTCTAGGTCTAGATCATTTCTTTTTATGTGGTGAGTATAAGGAACTGACCAATGGAAGTTTCCCCAATCTGATTCTGGAAACCAGTCTAACCATGTCTTAATTGTTGTTGTTCTTAGCTGGGGATTAGTGTTTCGGATGACAGCCCATCGAGATTTACGCACTCCATCATCATTTGGCTTCTGTTCTAATGCTCTTCGGAATACTTCGACACAGCATCCAACAGATTTACCAGAACCAACTGGGCCGCGGATACCACGAAAGAAACTATCATCCTTCATAAAATTTTTTAGAACATTGCCGTCAGGCTTGTACTTAAACTCTGTCACCTTTATCTACACCAGTTCTTATCATTGACTCTGCAACTTCAGGTCCAATGTTTTCTATTATGTTATCCAGCATTTTATTGGTGACAAAAGAAGCTCCATGTTTCTCATCAAAGTATTGAAAGTGTATTTCTTTAACTATACGTCTTAAATATCTATGTTCTTCTGGCTTGAGATTATTTATAAAGCTCATGAGAATCTCCTATAGAGAGCTGTCTTTTTTGCTATTGCTTTTGGTTGTGAAGAAAATTGTTTCCCTTTCTTCTTTGCTTTTCTTTTCTCTGCTGTGGTTCGTGCGTACTCTTCTGCTGAAAGAGCTTGGATTGCTTTCTTTGGTAGATATCTTTCCCCAGTCACGGAAGACTTCTTGCCACTTTTGGTTTGCCAATCTTGTTCCCCCCATGCTTTTAAACTACGTTGTGACTTTTTCATTCTTCTTCTTTCTTAGTTGAATCTTTGCCATCTTTGCAATACGCGCTTGTTCTGGCTTACCACCATATTTACTTCTCTGCTCCATTACAGTAAGTATCTGTATCTTTCGCGCATAAGGTTTATTAATCTTCTTTACCTTATTAGCAGTACGTCTGGCATCACCAACTGTTGCATACTTTATAGAAACAGTATCTTTAGGATTCTCATCTGTATAAAGTCTACGACCAGATCCCTTTGGTTTTTTCCCAGTACCTTCTTTTGGATCACTAGGTATAACCACCTCCACGCTTCTTATAAAGTTTAGCCAGGAGTTGCGCTTTTCTTGCTGACCACTTACCAGCCGCCGTACCTTGAACAGCTCTATTTTTTATTGAGTTGAATAAAGCCTTACGCATCTTTGGTTTGGTATAGTTACCAGCCGCATTAACTGCCATTCTTCTTTTTCTTCTTTAGAATTAGCATCTGTAAATTTTTTGGAAGAGTCTTTTGCTTGGCTGTTAAACCATTCATTCCATTAGAACCATTCTCTTTCTTCTTCATCTTGCGAGCTGATCCCATAGTCTTACTACTACCATACATAGCTTACCCTTTCTTTTTCTTAGCTTTGTTGCGTTTACTTATTGCCGCCGCTTTTTTTCGTGCGTCGGCTTTGCTTGATGCTCCCCATGCTCTTAGACTGAGAAGAAGTCGAGTCGGCTTTCCGTCCTTGTATTCCGGTCCTCGAGCGTTTCCCATTCTTGCTAGAAAGCTGGCTCTTCGAGGATTGTCGCCTGACTTTACTGGTGCTTTGAGATTCATCCCTTGAGCTTTTGCTGACCTTCGACCTGCCGCGTTTAGACCGCCTTTGGGATTCTTCCCTCCCTTTCTCTGCCACAGTGGTGTCTTCGCCATTGACTATCTCCTCTTCAGAAAGACTATCTACGTTCTGTTTTGTATGCAATAACTTTTTTAACAGACCAGCCATCATAACTCCTACTCTCATGTTACTCTCCTTTTTCTTTTCTGTGATGAAGTACCTTTTTGGAAAAAAATGCTAGGGCTATACCATTGTTATTTGTAGGTGTGCTACTTTTTGGGGTAGCCCCTATACCTGTGTAGCTTACAGACAATAATCAGCTCAAGTCTATCTTAACATTTATATTACCTACATGGCTATGCATTACCTTATCTGGTGCTTTAAACCCAGCTCTATCTAGTATATCCTTGCTAGCTTCAAGCTGTACATACTCAGATTTAGCTCCACTTGCTAGTCTTAGCAGTTTATTACTGGCTATCGTAGCATTGATTCCTATACTGTCTGCTATCTGTTGCATCATATACTGTTGCACATGTGGTGTCTTCAACGCCTTGCTTGCACTGACTCTACCTGATTCTCCTTGTGCATATCCAGCTTCTTCACTGGCTTGTTTTACACTACATCCTTTTGCTACTAGTGTATCAACTAGCTTCTTCTGTTTCTCTGTTATCCTTGTAAGTTCCATGCCGATCATTTTGCGTCATTTATTCTGCTAGTGTCAATACATTAATTCAAGATTCTTAATATTTGCACTTCGTGTAACCAGCTTTGTGTCAGGATATGCAATGCAGACGCATGCCCTTCGGGTTCTCGGAATGGTAAGCCATATTCCACTTCGGTGTATCTCGTTCCTCAATACACACTACGTTACATATCGCTTAGATAATCGTAGAATCTTACTCACAATTGACACGAATACACACACATCTAACGATTATATCATAGGCATGATGACCGTCCTACAAATCTGCCAGAACCTAAATACCGAAATCCAGAAAAGGCAAGCCTGATTTATTTCTCCCTTGCTTGCAAACTTTTTGCCACACTCACTGCTTTGTTTCTTTTCTGCATATCTCGGCTGTGTCAAAAACTTTGTCCCCTTTTCTGCACCAAGCAACTCGCGGAGTTGTTTCGGTATTGAGAACCATGTCAGATTTATAGGCTTTCGAACCTGTACATATCGTTGTGTGTGTACTTAATTTTAATCTTAATATAGGAGGTCATAATGGCTTTAGATAATAATATAGAAGTAACTAGTACTAGATTTAGTAAAGATGAATTAATTAACGATTATAAGAAACTACAAAAAGAATATGAGAGTAAGACTATTCAATCTATTCTTTCCAAACTATCTTCACCAAGAGGAGTTGAGTTATGCATGTTACATGTACTTAACTTTATGATGGGTAATGACATGGTACATAATCCATATGAGATGCAGTATGACATTGATAGTCAGAAGCATGTTCATAGAAAAGCTAATGGTAAAGATTCTCTTGGTAATACCATATGGGAAGAAACTGATGAAATGATTCCAGTTGGCAAAATGTCAGCTGTTCCATATTGGGAATCTTTACTTTGGGGTACTCGTAAGACTGATAAGAATGGTCAGTTTAATGATGCTATTACCAGACAGTTAAACATTGGAGGTAATCAGATCGCAAAGGCTGAACGACGTATCCTAGATCGAGCATTGGGCAAGAACAGTGACACAGATACACAGCTACGTCATCTTGCTCAAGTTGGTAAGACTAACATCGATGTTGCTCAAGATAATCTAAGAATCACTAAGGTTATCGAGATGTGGTACTTAGCAACTACTGGAGATACATACCAAACATATTCTGAGCAATCTGCTAAGTCAGGTGCTAAGTTGTTAGAGGATCTAGACAGAGAAAAACTTATCCAATCTGTCTTAAATGGTCAGAACAATGAGGTGACTCAGAAGCATGAAGCTGATGAATCTCCAGAATCTAACAACGTATAACTATAACATTGGGAGTCACCTCATACTGGGGTGGCTCTCATTACATTGAGGTAATCATGACAGACTTATTTAACATCATTGTGATAGCTAGTGGCATAATCATCTTGTGTCATATAGCGGTGTAGAAACCAGTTGTGCCGAACCAAGCCAACCCACAACTGGTTTAGCACACTCACTCACTACATCGGTGGGGGGTCGCGTTAGCGAGAGTGTTGCCGCGCCAGCGCAATGATATTTACGCAAGTTCATGAATGATTTGATAATCAAAATTTGATCTCGATAGCACATGATTTCCATCTCGCATCAAGGTTTCCCTTCGGCGCGTTGCGACCTTGACGCTTGGAAATCGTAGTGCTTTTCGAGGTGTTATAAATTTAATGGAGAGAACTATGATAAAGCTTAGTGAAGTATATAAACATTATGGTGTAGATCATATGTATGATGATGAGTTTACTAGTATTGAGTATTATCGTTTGAAACAAGATGGAGATATCCAGATATGGGATGTGATGAAAAATGGTAAAATTGTTTGGGAAGTTTTCTGTAACAAAACACGGCGATCACATTCATATAAAAGACTAGCTGATGCGATGATGGCTGGTGTTTTTTGGTATCTTTATAAAAATAAATATAAACATATTGCTGATTAATGGAGTGAGATATGAACATGATTAAGTACACACCAAAACTTGCAATGGCTAATTCTAAAAAGTTAATTCCTTACAAGGTCATTCAGTTCAAACCACAGTTCAAAGAAGAACTAGATTATGATGATTTGTTTTATGCCAGCTGTAAGCATTGGAACAATAATTATGATGTAGTTGATATATACTTTTATGTAGACAAATCATATGGTCAAGCCTGTTGGTGTTGGAGAGCCAGATATGGCGATGAAGAATCTGAACATGAATCAGGTTATGTAAGAAGTATGGTTACAAACGATACATTCATGAGATGGTATGTTGATTTTCAAACAAGATACATCAATGGATTGTACAGAGTAAAGAGTGGCTTTTGTTAAAAAATTAATCTATAATTAGAATTGGAGAAAACTATGAACGATCAAACATTTTATTACGCTAAAGAAATACTACGACAGATTCAGTATGCAGATCCAAATGCAATGAACTGCTGGGGAGTTATCGTAGGTATGAACTGTTTTGCATTACCAGAATCAAAAGAAAGAAGAGCTGGTATCAAAATGAATACCAATGGATTCAAGCATCAAGGTCGTGTTGACGTTGATCTTACTTGGGCTGATGACTATACAATTAAGTTTTACGACAAGAAAGATAATGTAATCAATACGCTTGAGAGAGTGTATGCACCGGAGTTATGTCGTACACTTGATATTCATATCGAAAGTGGACCTGATTCACCAGTCCAGGAATTACAATTTACAACGGAGGTAAACTAATGACCAATGAGAAATACTTCATTGAACCGAGGGCTGATTCGCAATGCGGATTAGTTCTTGCATCTATAAGACTACACGGATCTATAACAGACAAAGAAGCTTTAGGTTTCGGTTGTCGGCGACTCGCATCGAGAATCCATGATTTAAATACAAACGGAGCAGACATCATAGCAATCAGAGAAACAAAAAACGGTGTTCACTTTGCAAGATATATGTTTCGTAAAGACTATGAGAAAGATCTAAAGATGACTATGAATGCTGAGCTTGCTGGTCAATCTGTAGCTCCTATGATGAAACCATTCTGGCAAAAGGATTATGCAAAATATGCAGAAAGCTTTTGAGAATGTAGGAACATTTGTGTGGAATAAATTGACACACAGTGTGCGAGTTTGTCGTGATTATCTAAACTATTCAGAGCATGGTATGCCCTATGTAGTAGATCACTTTGAACTCAATGTAACCGATGTAAATGGTAATCAAGTAAAGAGTCCGCTGACAGAAACTGGGTATCGCTCGTACATGCTGGCGCGTAGATCAGAGCATTACGGCGGCACAACTCATTGTGATGAACCAACTAGCAATGAGGAGTTTCTGTCCAGCTTAAAACAAAAACTAGGCGATGAGCCACAACAGAAGGAACTATTCTAATGAAAACAATAAGAGGTAAAGAAATGGTAACACTTGAAGAAAGACTACGCAGAGATATGCTGTTCTATGAATCATTATCAGAAGATAAACAGCGTATACCATCAAGTAGTGTTCGTTATGATATCGAAAGAGTCAAAGATGCAATCAAAGAAATCGTAGACTACTATGCATTTGTAGACGACACTAGAAATGAAACCAATATACCGACCAATGGTGAAGACAAAGTAGCTGGTCGGAAAATACATTATGGGAGCGATGATGTCACATCCAATTAATACTATCATACTAGAAGAGATCGAGGATAAGGTAAACGCAATGCCTTGCCTTGATCTTCTAAACTATTGTGATGAAGTAGGTATCAAAACAACTAATGTCCCGATGGAAGTTCTAATGGACTTGGTTATTGAAAACCTAACTGAAAAAGCAATGCAACCATAACATGTATCAGTTCTGGCACAAACCACCATCCAGTAACCAGCGTGGTCTGATACAAAAAAGGGGAGGTGTCGGAGCCTCCCCAGTTTGAAGGATACTATAACATGAAAAAACTAACGTCTAATCAAGTTCGTATATTAGCTACAGTAAAACTATATACAGATAAGTCAAACCCAAAACCACCAAGAATATCATATTCTACTTTTCGGAAAGAGCTGCCTGATCTCAAGCATGGAACAATCAGCACGACGTTACACCAGCTCGAGCATCGCTATGGATTTATCATATCAGTACAGATGCAAGATAATGAACGCATACTGTATGCCAATCCAAAAGCACCTGGACTAGTCAGAAAATATTTTATTACCGCATTAGGTAACAAAACAATCAATAGATACTTGTCTTTACAAGCAAAGCGTAGTAGACCTATTCTCTATGAAAAGTTATTTGGAACAGCTAACAATTCAATCAGAGAATCAGAAGGTCAGTTTGCGTGATGCTTTTAACTGGGCTGGTCTATCAAAGACTACCTACTACAGACAACTAAAAGGCACTGAACTAAGATATGACACTGCTATCAAGATTGAAAGAGCTATTGACCAACTTGCGACGCTCCAAAAAAAATAAAGGAGAGGTGCAAAGAGCATGGCAAAGATGTGATGCTTGTGGTCAACAGACTCAATACTTTGTAGTCTTTCTATATAAGAGCAGTTTGATATGTCACAAGTGCTATGAGGAGGATACATGGTTAGCAAAAATAAAGCAAAAGGAAGCTATCACGAACGATGGTTTCTAAAGCTATGGAATAACTTAGGTATAAAGACAAAGAAACAACCACTATCGGGCAGTTTAGGTGGTGAATACAAAGGGGATTTGACTATCGAGATTGATGGTCAGGTTCTCTTTGTAGAAGTAAAGTATCGAGATAAGAGTTCTTTTCCAAATGTATTTAATCTTCTTGAAGATAGGGATATCGCAGTATGCAAGCGGAAGACTGGCGACCCTCGATACTGTGTAGTAATTAGTGACCGAGTATGGGAATCAACATTTAAAAATTTAATAAATAAGGAGAACTAATGTCTAAAGTCGTATCAATCAGTGAGGGTGGCAATGTCGCTACTCTTCTTTCTTTTCGTGATCCATCAAAAGCAAATGCACAAATGGTTCGTGAACTCAATGCGTTATCCACTGTTCGCGTAAATGGTATTAACATCGAGGTCGATAAACTTTCTGATGCCATTGCCGCCGTTGCAAATATCGAAGCATATCTAACACCACACAAAAGAGAGAGAGTTGAGCAGTTGTTCTCTCGATGGAAGTACTTGTTCCAGCGTCCTTATGAAACGAGTATGGATGAGTGTAGTACGCGTGTAGATATTATGATCGAGAGTTTGATAGATTTACCAGCAGATTGCATTATGCATATCTACAATCAATCTATTAAAAGTTTTCGTATTCTACCACCTTACTCTGATGTTTACGCTTTGGTAAAGAAAGAGTATGAGATGCGTAAAATTTATCTCGAATTGTTCCAGAATAAAGTTGACGAGTTGCAGAAGTGAAACTAATATAGCCATATAAATAAGGAGAAAACTATGGGAATCATTAACGATAGAAAAGATTTTATCGGTGGCACAGATGCTATCAGAATTATGAATGGAGAGTGGCTGGAGCTGTACCAAGAGAAGGTAGGGCTTACAGAACCAGAAGATTTATCAGAGGTGCTAGCTGTTCAGCTGGGTGTACACACAGAGCAGTTCAATCTCGACTGGTGGGTGCAATCGTACTCACCTGGCTATGCAATGGCTGGTACAGAGCGTGAACTTCAATTTGAGTTCAGATACGATGATGGCTATGTACCCCTCAAAGGTACAGCAGACATGATGTGTGTAGACAGCGCAAATAAAAGCTACATTGTAGAAGCAAAGCACACCAATGCGTTTACAAACATGACTGATGTTATCGAGAGATACATGCCACAGATACAGTTCTATATGCACTTACATAATAAACATTGTGAAGAGTACAACTACAAACCAGATGGATGTTTCTTATCTGTTATATTTGGCAACAGTAAATGGGAGTCAAAGCATATTGCATACGACCCAGAATACTCATACAAAATGCTTGGTAAAATTCAAGAGTTTTGGAAACATGTAGTCAAGAAGAAACCTCCTAGCAATCGTGATGCGGTGACCCCAGATATCTCAAGCATCGCGATTGATAGGAAGGTCAAGATGGATATGAACAGAGACAACGAGTGGATGTCAGACGCGCATGACTATGTAGATACGCTCGAGTCTGCAAAGAAGAACGAGTCAGCCAAGAAGAGATTGATGAGCCACATACCACCTGATGTATACCAGATGGATTGTAGTTTATTAACTGTAAACATAACCGACAAAAGAAGAACTATTAAAGTAAAGGAGCAAGCATGAGTAAGATAGAAAAATCAAAGCTGTATGAAGATAGAATGGCTATATGGAACGCAATATGCGAAACAGATCAGAAGCATATGAAGAAAGTAAGTATAGGCTCTCGATCTTTTAATACTGTTGATGCTCAGTATCAGATTAAAAAGATGACAGAAACATTTGGTCCAGTTGGTATGGGATGGGGATATGATGTCGAGTATGATTATCCATGTCATGCTGATGTGATGATGGTAGTTGCGCGTGTCACTGTTTGGCATACTCTACCAGAAAATAAATTTGGACCAGTTGCTGGGTGTCGAACATTTATTTCTAATGCACAAGTTAATGGCAAGCCTTTAGTCAGAAGAATTAGTGATGAAGAAGCTACTAAATCAGCAATGACCGATGCCCTAACAAAAGCTCTATCGCACATAGGATGTGATGCAGATATGTTTCTTGGTAAATATGACGGCAATAAGTATGAGCCTGGAAATAATAAAAATACTAAAAATCCATTAATTTAATAGGAGGTAATATGGATCAACAATACGATAACAATAACAAAGGTGTGCTTTACATGCAGACAAAAACAAATCTTAGTCTGATTGGTACTGGTACTCTTAATGATGATGGTGAGGAAAAGCGTATTGCTATCACAAGAGATACAATGCCAGACGGAACAGTTGTTCGAGATGTGTATGTTAAAGTAGGACGCATGTGGGATAACTCCTCAGACAATCCATCAGCACCACAGATATCTGGTGTAATAGGTGTTAACTCTGGAGAGAAGCGTATTGCCGCTTGGCTAAAAGACTCGAAAGCTGGTCAAATATTATCGCTCGAGGTTACAGAAAAAAGAGCATCAGCAGACCAAAATAATATTGACAAAGAACTTCAAGATGATGAAATACCGTTTTAGGAACATAGTTTTCTCCAAATAAACTAATCCTAAAACATGCTAGGAGGTCTAATACTGCTCTGCTTGCCAGACCTCCTAGTTTTACCAGCGGAGATAACTATGATAGAAAAGATGACACACACTATCATTCTCATGCTGACTATTGATCTCGAGTCTGCAAGAGAATGTCAGAAACTAAGCGAACAAGTCTATAACGAAAACAGATGTTTTGAAGCATACAACATCTACAGCACAGTACCACCTCGCAAACCAGATAACTTTGAAGATATCATTGCTTTATATATAGAAAGGAAAAAGCTATGGGAAAAGTAAGTGAAAAATTTATAATAGGTGCATTAGGATTTTCTTTATTTGATAATAAAAAATTCAGAGAAAGAATAAGACAAGAAGTAAGAGAAGCTGTTGCTGATATTCTTCTTAACACAAGAGAAGAAAAGAAATGGCGAGATCATTATAATGAAAAAATACTTGCAGAAAGAAACTCAAAAAAGCCTAATAAAATAGACAAAGCTTTTGTGAAACATTTTGAAGAAGAAGTTCATAGTAAACTAGGGAAGAAGTGACCACAAGTATTCTAGCCACAACTCTGGCGGCCCATCGTAATCATCAAAGTCAAAAGCTAACTGACTAGGTGTGGAGTTGGAAGTGAGGTCCATCGATGAAGGGTCGTCTATTTTCTTTTCGTCTTGTGTCGATGTAGTCATTCATCAAATCCTCTGCACTATCCGGTGATACTGTTAGTAACTTGTGCCATGCCGCACCCCAAACCAAATCAATACCAACTTCTTTTGCCGCCTTACGCATAGCATCAGCTATGTTATCATAATCCACAATATCCCAAGATGGATTACTGCCATCATAAGCCATAAGGTCAACAGCGTGTGCATACCCATCTTCCTGAATCAAATGTTTACTAGCCATTGTCTGCGATTTGCCAGAATCAAATAGTTTCTTTTGAGTTTCTAAATCACGAACACCATAGATTACTCCAAAGTCGACATCAGTATACTCAATCGCTTTCTTAACAACCTCAACAAGCTTAGGATGTACTCCATCCAGTCTATCCAGTGATCTTTGTGATAATTTAAAAGCCATATTATACCTCCTAAAATTTCTAATATCCCAGTCCCTATGTAAACGAAGATTCTCACGACGTTTTTCCCAATTATTTCCCATTCTTTCGTAGCCCAAAGAATTTAGTCACTGAGCGTATGCCAAAGCTGGCGGCTACAATACAACCTAAAGTTACCTGATACCACTCAGGCATCGTTTCTAAGGCTCTGAAGCCCTGTTCTACAATGTTTCTCCCCCAAGAACCACAGAAACAAAGAATAAGAGGAATACTAAATAAAATTACAAGGTATTCGTCCTTCCAAGAAGACTGCGAACCCTTCATAGCCTCCAAATCCCAGTCAATATCTCCAGTCAACTGCTTCTTTTTTATCTCCAGGTTAAGTTTCTGTGATTCAGCTTTGGATTCTATCCATGTAGATGCCATACCACCCACAAGTTGTAGTGCTTTGAATATCAATTACCCACCATCTTCTTTGCTTTCTTATGTGCCGCTGTGAACGACGATCCTTTTACCATCATCTTAGTCATTGCCATCATATGTTTCTTACTATGATGCTTACTATGTTTCTCCATAGTTTTCTTCTGTCGATCTGTTAACTTATCGTATAGAGCTTTCATTATGTGTTTCCTTTCCTAACCAGATAGCAAATGCTCCGGTCATTGCACCAGTCACAACAGACACTA